ATGAGAACTAGAGTAAGTCAGATCTTAAGGGTAATAGCAGTTATTTGTATTATTTTAGGGATTGTTTTATTGTTTATAAAGCAGCCTATCAAATGTACAAATTTTTCACAACAACAACTTTATGCCAGTAAAACTTACCAACACCTTGCTAGCAAAGGGATGGCGACTAAGGCGTTGGTGTCAAAAGTAATATCTGAGCCTGACGGCCCTGGCACTACCCGTATTCTTGTTAAGTATTTTGACAAATATGGGAATAGTAAGCAGACTGAAATATCCTATGTAAAAGTAAGCTATAACGAGAGGGAGCTTATTAATATTCTTTATAATCCGCTGCAAACCGATATTGCTTGTATTGACCCTGCTGATGAAACAGTCCTGAACTGGTCGGCTTTTGGTTGGTTAGTGGTATTAGGCATAATACTTTTTGGGGTAGGGCATAGACGTCATAAAATATCAGGTGGAGTAGAGTAATAGTTAATATTCTATTAAGGTGGAAACCTTTCTAAAGATGGCTATGGTTTTGAAATAGCCAAGCGTTCATATTAATGAGTATCTTTTAGTGTTTTCATGGTAAAAAGAAATGGGATTAGTTTTGCTCTTTCTCCTAACAATAATAATTAACTGAGCTTGGAACTATCAAGAGTTGGAAATCCAACCATTACCTTAGTCCATACTAAAACTCTCAAATTAGCGAGGGTTGTTATGTCTTTATATCAAGCAAAACATAAAGCTAGAGGGCGTTATGGAGTTATTGACCAAACAGGGCAATGGCTAGAGGATTTTTTAGGAAATAAAGAGCAGGCTATAGAGCGTGCGTTACAACTTAATCAGCAATCTTTTGAAAGCCCTCATCAAATAAATAAAGCTACACCCTCTAATAAAATAGGCTTACAACATTTCATACTAACTGAGCAGGGTTGGTTAGTTAAAGGAGAACAATAATGGGCGGAGCAAGAAAGCTACTCAAAAAAACATTACGCTTTAAATTCCTTCGAGGCATGTCAGCTAAACCAAAAACGCCTGACGTGGTTACTAGCGATCCAGAAAAAGAAGCGGAAAATGCTGCAAATAAAGCAGCGGAGGAAGCTAATTTAGAGATAGCAAAAAAGAAAAAAGTACGTAGAGCTAGTAGCCTGCTTTCAGTAGGTGGTGAAAAAGGTAATACCAAACAGACCTTAGGTGGTTAATAAGATGAATAATCTAGCTAATAAAATTATTAATAGATTAGCAGTATTAAAGGTAGATAGAAAACCTCATGAACAAGTTTGTAAGGAGTGTTTTGATTATACTTTCCCAGTTCGAGGTACGGGCTTTAACAATGAGCTAGTAAGCTCTAGTAGTATTCAAAGAAAGAAAGCACAGTTATTAGATTCTACTTTAACAGATGCAGCTCGTACCCAAGCTAGTGCTATTATTAGCGGTTTAACTCCAGCTAATGCCCGTTGGTTCGGATTAGATGTAGATAATGCTTCTGATGAAGAAAAAAGGTGGCTTGATCAAGCCGCTAATTTATTATGGAGTAACATTCATAATTCCAATTTTGATAGCGCAGCTTATGAGGGTAATCTAGACTTAATGAGCGCTGGTTGGTTTGTGTTGTATGTTGATAGTGACAAAGAGAAGGGGGCATTTAATTTTCAATTGTGGCCGATTGCTAGTGTTTATTGTGATAGCACCAGAGCAGATGGTCGAATAGATATGGTTTATCGCTGTTATCAATTAACCGCCGAGCAGACGGTTAATAAGTTTGCTGGGCAAGTCAGCGAAAAAGTTAAACAGCAAGCAAGACGAGAGCCAAGGAGTAAACTTAATTTTGTTCATGCCGTTTTTCCAAGAGTCAATGGCAAACAAGGTGAGCCAGCGAATAGATTGCCTATAGCCTCAATACATTTTGATCTAGACAACCAATATATTGTTCGGGAAAGTGGCTATAACGAAATGCCAATAGTGATTCCACGCTGGATGCAGATTCCGCAGAGTGTCTATGCCATTGGCCCAGTATCTGATGCTTTACCTGATGCAAAAACATTAAATGATATTAAACGTATGGAATTAGCAAATGCTGATTTAGCTATTAGCGGAATGTGGATTGCGCAAGATGACGGGGTCTTAAATCCACAAACCATTACGGTAGGGCCGCGTAAAATTATCGTAGCTAATAGTGTAGATAGCATGAAACCATTGCAAAGTGGGGCTAATTTTAATGTGTCTTTTACTAAATGTGAACAATTACAAGCCCAAATTAGAAAGATCATGTTAGCTGATCTGCTTCAACCACAAGATGGTCCAGCTATGACGGCTACTGAAGTTAATATGAGACAACAACTCATTAGGCAATTGTTAGGTCCTATCTATGGCCGAATGCAAGCTGAATATTTACAGCCACTTATTGAACATTGCTTCGGCATTGCTTATAGAGCAGGTTTATTTAGTGAACCGCCAGTAAGCTTACAAACTAAATTGGTAACTATCAAGTATGTCAGCCCATTGGCGCGTGCTCAGAAATTTGATGAAGTTACCGCCATCAGTAATCTCATACAAATGACTATGCAAAGCGCTCAAATTAATCAAGCGGTATTAGACAATATCGATTTTGATCAGGCAACCCGCTTCACGGCTGAAGCGTTAGGTGTACCAGTGTCTGTTATGCGTACAGAGCAACAAGTTCAGATTTTGCGAGAGCAGAGAGCCGAAGCTTTAGAACAGCAAGCATCAACATCTATGCTAGAAGATCAGACAACAGGTGAGGCATGAATAAAGAATTAACAAATCAAGATTATAAACGTCTTTTTCAAGAAACGGTTGGTGGCGAGGCTATTTTAGAAGATTTAGTTAAACGCTTCACCTTACCACCTTCTTTTGATGAACATAATGCTGCTATCAAAACTTACTACCGAGCTGGGCAGCGTAGTGTTATAGATTTCATTCTTTCACGAATTAATAGAGCTAATGGAGTATCTGATGATGAATAAACAGCTAAGTTATTATCAACAAGTAGCAACTAGTGACGAGGCTCTAGGTAATGCCAGAAGTGGTGGGTCTATATTTACTGGTTCAGAAGTTGCGCAACCTCAAACTTTTATGCCAGAAAAATATCAGGTAGTTAAGCAAGATGGTAGTTTATACTTAGAGCAAAGTGCACGGAAATTATCTGAAGGTTACAATCATTTAGAAAAACGGCTAGGGTCGGGAGATATTCCGCCTCGCCAAGTGGAAGATTATGACATTGATTTACATTCTGAGTTACTTTCATTTGATGATTTTAAACAAGAACCTGAAAATATCAAGTTTCTTAAGAAAGCCCACGAATTAGGCATGACCCAAAAGCAATTAGAATTTGTGCTTAGTGAATATGCTGAGCGATTACCTGAATTAGCGCAAATGGGTAAAGAGCTTAATATAGAGGATGCCTATAATTCACTCAGTCAGGTGTGGACTAATGAACGTGAGTTTAATAGTAATTTAACAGTGGCTTACCAAGCTTTTCAACGTTATGCTTCGCCTGATAATTTACAACGCATAGATGAAATAGGAAATAATCCAATAGTGATTAAGTTATTAGCTAACATAGGTAAAACCTTACAAGAGGATGCTGGTATTGGCAGATCGTTGGGTTATTAAGTAGAAGATGTAAAAAAACTGATGATGAGTGAAGCCTACCGTAATCCAAGCCATCCAGACCATAAAAGTGTCCATGAGCAAGTGCGACAATATTATCAAACGACTTATGGCAATGGTGTTATCAGCTAATGTTTAAGCCCTTATCTAGAAGACTTATTAAGGGCAAGCTAAGTTGATAAGGATTGAAAAGTTGTTTTTTCTAGGTTAACAAGGCATTGTCTCATACAAGGGCTTGTTAACCTAAAGAGGTGTGGTTAACTGGTAGGTTGACTAATATCCAGCTAACTTGCTCGTGTTCTAGGTATTAAGCTATATTGGTGGTCATCTAGCCTTTGTATTAGTTAGTCGAGCTATTTTTTAACCTAATCTATTACATCTTATTTTAGTGAAATATAGCGCTTGAGTAACACTAGGCTTGGGGCTGCTGCTTATTGCTTCTATTTTAGTTGTAAAAAGTTACCCATTTTTTTAGTACATAGAAGCGAGGCTGTATAACAGTTAATAAACCGCTCAGAACGCACATAGATACATACACCTTAAAGGAGTCCAAATAACAGCTACAATTGGATGCAAATATACCAATACCTAAAGGGATTTTTAGCAAAGCACACGTTATTTTTATTAAAAAAATAATAAGGCTTGTAACATTGGCGTGCAGTAACTGGAATAATTTTCCTACTAACAGAAGGAATTTTGTTGCATTAAAGCTAATTTGACTAATGTAGCTTATTGCGTATTTTATTAGGATTTACACAATCACGTAAGATATGGATATAGTCTTGAATAACTTTGTCATACACATCATGTCTATTACCATAAACGATATAAATAGGTGTTTTTCTGGTCATATCTTGCTCTAGTCTGAGGCGTTTCAAAATACCTTTTGTCAACAACGGGGTTATTTTTTCTAATGGTAGCCAAGCATAACCCAATTTATGAGTAACAGCGCTGATAGCGGCATCAATACTTGAAAAACTCCAATTAGTTCCATAACTATCCAACGGGCTGTTACTGTCTAAGTTTTTGATGCTAACTAACGGATAACTTGTTAACACAGCTGTACTAATAGGATTAGGTTGCTGAGCCAGTGGATGTTCATGGTGAGCCACTGCAACAAAATCAATATCTAATAAAAAATTACCCAGATGGTTTAGTATTTCCGGTAAATATATAATATAGAGATCAAATTGTTGTTTTTCTAAATAATCTACTGCTTCGGTTTTTAATAGTTCGGTAATATGCACTGTTACCTCAGGGTGTGTTCTATAACAAAGCGCTAAGCTATTAAAAAGGATTTCTTTAGAGAATACTGTATCAACAGCTAAGCGAATTTGTGTCTTATTGCCCTCTTTAAGCATTTTAGCATGAAGCTCTAAGCGACGTTGTAAGTCTATTAAATGCTTGGCTTCGGCTAATAAGAAACTGCCTGACTCGGTAAGTTGTGCCTTTTTGCCAACGGTTTGCAGTAATGCTATACCTAAGCTATCTTGCAAACATTTTATGTTATAACTGATACTTGATTGGCTCTTATAGAGTTTGGTACCTGCTTTAGCAAAGCTACCTTCTTCTATAACCGTTTGTAAAATTAGCCATTGCTCTAGGGTAGTAGTTAACATTTAGCCACCTATTATCTATTTTCTAGATTATTTTAATCAATTAAATACATTTTAAAATTAATTTTTTAGATATTATAATCTTTTTTGTTCAAAACTATAGCCTTATTGAAAGAAATCAATAAGAGGGTAGCTAGCAGCTAGCTTGCAATAGTTTTAAGTTGTCTGGCAAGAAGTAGCCTTTGTCTAAGACTATTCCTGTTTGTTATTGATATACGAGGATTGATGTATGACCAAAGATATTAATGATATGAGCAATGATTTATCTGATTTTGTAGGAACACATTTTGTTTATACCTATGATAATGGTTGGAAATATGAATGGTATGCCAGAAATAATAATACCTGTGACTATCGAATCCATAAAGGTTTAGTAGGTGGACGATGGGTAACTCAGCAAACAATGCATGCGGTGCAATTTGCTCCTGGCATTTATAAAGTAGATTGGCATGAGCCTACAGGCACTTGTGTGAGTTTACTGTTTGATTTATCTAGAAAGGTGATTCACGGTACTATTTTCTTTCCTCAATGGATTGCAGGAGAAGGTCAGCACCCAGAAAAAACTATTTGTTATCAAAATGAGTTTATCGAAGATATGCTAAGGCTTAGAGATGAAGGGCCTGCTTACCCTTATATTGTAATACCTGAATTTGCTAAAGTAACCTATATGAAAAATGAAGGGCCTGATAATGATTCAGTCATTAACATGCCGCCTGGTCAGTTGCCTGGTGATTTTTTGCAAGATAAATAAAAATTACCTCACGTTATGTTAGTATTCTTTAACATTAAGGTAAGGCAATGGCAAGATAGGTTAGTGCTTTGTGCCATAAGGTGCAAAGCTAACTAGTATTATTTTAGAATGATGAGCTTGGTTTAGTTAATCTTGTTTAGTTTTCATTTATCCTACTTTGCTATTTTTTAAATTATCCTTGATTATTGTGACCTATTAGTAACTGCAATAATAATAAGTAATATATTTTGCGCTGCTTGGCTTAACATGCTTAAAAGTCTATTGTTTATAACAAAATCAGAGCATCTAACTTTATGTTTTTCATGCTAAAAAAGTGAATGCTACTAAAGTTAGCAATAAAGGGTTGATAGTTTTCGATATGCATCTTGAATCTATGGTCTTAGTCGCATTATAATTAAAACTTATAATTAATTTATCAATCGGGTCAAAAAATGTAATCTCAATGACAGTTAAAGCTACCCAACATCGTTTTAGTGAACAACTAAAATGTACCCCTCAAGATCCTAATTTTAATGCTCAATCTATTGAGTACATTCCGGTTCTGACTATTCCCGCTCCACAATGTAGCTTACAAGAGCAACAGCTTATTACTGCTAGCTTACAATACCAACAAGACCCAGTTAGCTATGTAGATGATTACCTAAAAACACTTAAAAATTATATTAGGTTTTTGCAACAAACTAATAATAATGAACAATTGGTTTTTTATTTTAAACAATTACTAGCTACATATGAGAGTTTAAACGAGCAGCAATTAACACAATACGCTGTAGATTATGCTGATGCTTTAATGGATTATGCCCTTTTTGAGGCAAACAGTAGGCAAGATCTAAACAAGCGGCAACAAGATGTACTTTCCAAAGAAGAATTAGCTAATAGCCAATTAGAGATTACTAATAACGGTTATCTTACTGCATTAGGAAGCCATATTAATAAATTAGAAAAAACTGAGAATCTTCAGCAAGCGCTAACTGTCAGTCAAGAAATGCTGCAAATTAGTAAAATGGCTATGCAACAAACTCATAACATCGAACAACGACAACAATATCTTTATTGTTTAAGCAATTATCTGCTGTTAGTCAGCCAATTACCTAAACCTTTAGATAATCCACAGAGTATTGCGGCTTACTATAAAGAGGCACTCACCCTGTATCAGCAACTTTATGAACAAAGTAATAATTCTGAGCGATTATATGCCAATATCCTTATCCGTTATAACCAATTTCTGGTAGCTCAACAAAATTTAGCAGAGCTAATAAGTTGTAATCAACACATTATTGAGCTATGCCTTGAACGTTATAACAAAGATTCCATGAGCTTTACAGGTTATCTCTATATGACTTGTCTTAAGCAGCTGGCAAAATATTTGAAGGCAAGTTTTAACTTACCTTTAATGCAACAACTGTTCAAGCAAGCCAGTGATATTTTTCAGGCATTGCTTGCACCAGATCCTACCGATGAAATAAAACAAGCCAACTGTGCTTATGTATTTTATCAACTAGCCTATTACTTAGTAAAAAATGGTTATAGACAAGAAGCTATAAGCTATAGTCAACAAAGTCTGGAACTTCATATAGAGCTGCTTAGTTTATATCCGCAATATGAATTGGCCAGTGAACAAGCCCTTATTCAATACCAAATGCTAACAGGTCATCAATAATCTTATTAAGTAGCTTATCTTGGCTGCTATCTATTCTATAACTGGGTAAAATTTTGTTTAATTAACTAGCTTTACATCACTATCAAGTAGATATAACAATTCTAAAATAATTTTGCTTAATGAAAAGTTTAACTATTATATTAAGTGGCTGTCATCACTATTTACTAGAATTATTTTAATCTATTAAATTGAATTTTTACCTCATAGATTATATTTGTAAGCTCATGGTTAACGTGATTAGCAAGATAAGCTTCAATATACTCATAAAGTAATAAATTTAGTTCTTCTACTTCTCTTACATTTAAGAAAATTTGCATGGCCTGTAATAAGGTTACATTTTCTGACTTAAGTTTGAATAATTCATTATTAAACATAAAGCGCACCCCGCTATATCCATTATTAACCAGAGACTACCGCATATAAAGCATATTAATAATAAGGCGGATAGCCGAACACGGGCTGACAAACCGATAGAAACGTAGATCAGTACATCCAAAAGGCGTCCCGTGTACGACTAACCATAACTTAAGGCAAAAAACCTTCCCACAAAATATTAAGTTTCGTGTTACGCATCTATCGAGTTGTCAGACTCGAGCAGTCGGATTTATGACCGCAACAAAAGTATAGAGGATTTGTTAAAGAGGTACAATGTGATAGATATCAATAGATTATAGAGAGTCTTATACTTTAGTCTAAGAAGGCAAGTTGGTAGCTAGCTTATCAACTTAGCTAAGCTACTTTTTATAATATAAATAGCTCATTTACTACTGCTAAATAAGTTGCTTTATGATTTATTGCCTGTTGTTGATAAAGATAAATATTGTTTCTTAGCAGGCTAACGTAATAAGATCAGCTACTTTAGTAAAGCCCACTTAAAAGATGAGATTAATTAAAAGTATGACAGTCAGAAATCCAACCATTAATACTGATCATAATAGGCTTGCCATAAAAAATGGCACTAAAAACTCGTAAGAGTTATATCTTTAATATAAAGATCAAAATAACCAATTGGTTATTGATAAAAAGTAACAAAGCCGCTAGCTATCAGCTAAGCGGCTTTTGTTTGGCTAACGGTTGGCTATAATAACGGCCTCTTGGTTTATCAATAGCTAAACATGGCTATGACAATCCTAGCGAGTCACAGCTTCTTGTGCTATCAGTTAATACTATTAGGCTAGCCGCAATCATAATTTATACTATATTGGTTGTTATCTGTTTTATTAATCTAGGAGCAGCCTTTTGTGCTGCATAAACATAGTTTTACACTACCAGCTGATTATTTAAGAGTATTATCTGTAGGGGAAAAGGGTGAAACCATAGACTATTTAATAGAAGGACGTTCGTTATTGGCGAATGTTTCTTCTATCAAGTTGCGTTATGTGTTTCAGAATACAGATATCTCTACCTACGACGCCATGTTGGTTAATTTATTGGAGTTAGCCATGGCTAATAAGTTAGCTTATGCAATTACCCAATCTAGCAGTCTAGCGCAGTACAGGTTGCAAGAGTATCAAATGGCTTTGCGAACAGCTAAGTCATTAAATGGCTTAGAGTGCCCTGCTGATGTGTTGGGTCATTCACCTTTGTTGGAGAGTCGCTTAAATGGCTAAGGTAGGGTTAATCCAAACTAATTTCACAGCTGGTGAGTTATCGCCTAGATTAATGGGGCGAGTAGATATTAGCCGTTATCAAAATGGCGCTAAGTGCTTAGAGAATGCTTTAGTTGCCATACAAGGTGGGGTCATGCGTACTTGGGGAACTGAGTTTATTCAGGCTTGTAAGTATGCCGATAAAAAAGTACGACTTATTCCTTATGTGTTTAATAGGCAACAAGCTTATATGGTAGAGTTTGGCGACAAGTATATTAGAGTCTTTAAAGGAGCCGAGCAAACTGCTGAACTAGTTTCCCCTTATACAGAAAATATGCTGGCACATATTAATTATGTGCAAGGGGCTGATACGATGTTTTTAGCCCATCAGTCATTACCTATCCATAGATTAAGACGTATTAGCGATACAGATTGGACATTAGCTGAAGCTCCTTTCGTAGTTGAACCTTTTGATGAAGTAGGTGATAAACCTAAGTTAGTATTAACCCTAACGCAAACCGAAGTTACTAGTAAAGATAAAACAGCTTCTGCGACTTTGTCTGGAGACTAATTTTTAGCTGCTGATGTGGGGCGTAATATTATATGTGGTGCAGGTATTGCTGAAATTATCGCGGTTCTTTCGAGAACACGAGCAACTATTAAGATTACTGCTGCTTTTAAGACGGCTATATTGAAAGAACAAGATTGGTTAGTGGAGGGAAGTCCTCAGACTAAGTGCACGCCATCAGCCATGACACCAGTAGGCCAAGAGATTGATCTTACTTTTGAAAAAGAAGACTGGCGCCCAGAAGATGTAGGTAAATATGTACGATTAAATAAAGGTTTATGCCTAATTACCAAATTAACAAATGCTAGAACCGTTAGGGCTGAAATAAAAACAGTACTAACAGCTACTGTTGGTGTTAATGCCAATGCTTGGAGTTTAGAAGCTATCATTTGGAATAGCGTTCCAGCAGCGGTAACATTGCATAATCAAAGATTATTTTGTGGCGGTAGTTTTGAAAAGCCACAAACTATTTGGATGAGTAAGTTGGCTGAGTATTTAAACTTTGAGTTATCTAGTAATGATGATGGCGCGGCTAGTTTTACTATTTCTTCTGATCAAATTAATCCTATTGTTCATCTAACACAGCTAGATAATCCCGTTGTACTTACTTATGGCGGCGAATTTTCTATGACGGGTTCAGCAGCAAAAAGTGCCATCACTCCTACTAATCTGCAAATTAAAAATCATTCAGCTTATGGCTGTAGTAATGTAAAACCAATCCGCATAGGCAATCAGTTGTTTTTTATTCAACGGTCAGGCCGCAAGTTGCGCTGTACGGCCTATGATGCCGCTAGTGATGCTATGCTAGCTACTGATGCTACCGTGTTATCCGAACATATTACAGAGGGCGGGATAGTCGACATGGCTTACCAACAAGAACCAAAATCTATCTTATGGTTAGTGCGTAATGATGGGCAAATGGCTACTTTAACGGTGGATGCTTCGCAAGAGGTATTGGCTTGGGCAAGGCAATTTACCGATGGTGAGTATGAGTCGATAGCCACTATTCCTAATGGTATAGCTGATGAGGTCTGGGTAGTAGTGAAAAGGCAAGTGGCAGGAAAAAATGTTCGTTACTTAGAAAGATTCAATAGTGATATTTATAGTCATAGTTGTAAGATTTTTAATAGTGCCTTAAAAAAACAGCACTTTACCGGCTTAGATCATTTGGAAGGGAAGATGGTAGATGTAGTAGCTGATGGCGTGGTTATGCAAGCTAGTCAGGTAGTAGCTGGCGCTATCTCCGTAGCACGAGAGGCTAATAAGGTTTGTGTTGGCTTACCCTATGTAACCAAAGTAGAAACGTTACCTTCTGAAATGGAAGGGACTAATACGACTATGCAAGGTTCTAATACGCGAATAGGAGAAGCTGTATTGCGATTTATGACTACTACCGGCTGTAGGGTTAATGGGGATGTGGTACCTTTTCGTAGTTTTGGGGCTAAGGTGTTGGATAAACCTGCTGCCGTATTTACGGGAGATCATAAAATAGAATTATCTGGTTGGAATAACACATTAATAGTTGAACAGGATCAGCCATTGCCTTTTTATTTGTTAGCAGTCATTAAAAAGGTAACGGTCAATGATTGAGGTAAGAACAGCTTCTGTTACTGATGTTGCAAGTATTGTGAGGTTAGGTAAAGAGTTAAGGGATAGTTCAGCTTATGCCAATAAAAGTTTTAGTGATGAAAAAGCAACTGCTGCTGTCACTACGCTAGTGACAAGTGATACAGATATAGCGTTAGTAGCGGAAGAAGCCGGCATTATCATGGGATTTTTATTAGGGGGTTTAACATATGAGTGGTTTTCTGATGATTTATTTGCTTTTGATTATTCGGTGTATGTTGTTCCCCATAAGCGTAATGGTAGAGTTGCTATCAAGCTTTTTAAAGCATTTGAACAGTGGGCCTTACAAAAAGGCGCGGTTGCTATTCAATTGAGTATCTCAACCAACATTAATGTGGAAAAAATAGCTGCTTTTATCAATGGTTAGGGTATGAAGTTACTGGCAAAATGTTTGAAAAGAGGTTGTAAAGGATGAGTAGATTAATAAGGATTAAAACAGTGCTAGCTATTAGTGCTATGCAGAGTATAGCTAAGCAATTTTATTTTCTAGAAAGGCTTATTAGGCAGGATGTAATTCATTTAATGGGATTAACTAGGATGGCTAGTCAAATGAATATAGAGGAGGTTATATGATAGGTTCTTTATTAGCAAGTGCTCCGCAATTTATATCTATGGCCAATGCGGGTATCAATGCTATGTCGTCTTATCAGAAACTTAAGACGGAGAAAGCATGGGCTAAATTTCAAAAAAGACAAGCGAAAGCAGATGCTGTAGCTAAGTTAGGCGCAGCTAAAGTTCAGGCCAATCAAATACGTGAGCAGACCAAAAAGGCCGCCAAGGATAAAGCAACACAATTGGCCAGTTCTGGCGTAGTAGTTGGCAGTGGAGTAGGGGATGAAGCGGTTCGAGATTTATTAGCAAGTGGTTTTTATAATGCTAATATGACTATGTACAATGCCCATGACGCGTTTATGCGAGCACTACAAGGGATAGAAACCAATACTATTCAAGCTAAACAAAAAAATAAAGCTAATAAGATGGGAGTTATGACTTCCCTACTTCGTTTAGCTAATACCGGATTAAGTAAATAATGCAGTTATTTACCAGTAACAATAATAAATGTTTCGTAGCGTGAGGTGGGAACTGTGCGGATCCATTTGAATACAACAACAGATAGAGTGATAGCGGCAACTAAAATAATTAATAGTACAAACCCGCTTGATAGGCAAGCGCTAGTTGATGCAAGAGCTAATTTGATGACATCAGCTAGCGGTTTACTGAAAACCTATATTGCTTTTAAAAATAGCAATAAGCAATTGCAAATAGATAATTATAAGGCTGAATATATTAAGCGTTTACAAGATCTAAATGCTGAGTTTATAAATAGCGTCAATAGTGGGGAAATACCACAAGACAAGATTGCTACTGCGTATCAAAAATTTACTAGTGATGATTTAGCTAAGTATAGCCAGACGATAAATCTTTACCTGACCGCAGAGCAAAGTAGCGAGTTGCAAAATGACTTTAACCAGATGGCGCAACAAAATTTTGTCAATATTCTTTCTAAACAGTTGTTAGCCAATGAACAACAACGTAGTAAAGCTAATTTAGATAAGATAGTTGCTAATATTAATGATTTAGCTCCATGGGA